TCAACTTCAACCTCAACTTCAGGTAGATTATAAGATATTTTATCTTTATCAGATATAATAACATCAGAAGATTTAAATTCAGGGACCAAAGATTTAATCTTTTCATAAATATTAATATCCTCTGTCCAGCATAAACAACCTTCATGTTGTCTTGAATAATGATTATCAACAAGATACTGAAGAATTACATTATCAGTTAAAGATATAAATCCATGGGCATATCCTTTTGGTACGTATAATTCAACTGAATTATCTAATTCAAAGAAAAATAAATTCATATACTCAGGAGATTCAGGTCTAATATCAACCACAAAGTCCAATATCTCACCGTTAATGACTTTAATTATCTTAGCTTGAGCGAACTCACCCGTTTGAAAATGGAGACCTCTCAATGTAAATTTTTTATCAGAAATACTTAAATTACTTTGGACCCAATCCTTATCCAAATCTCCATACCCTTTGTAGTCAATTGCTAGTGGGGCAAACAATCCTCTGTGATCATAAAACACATCACACTTTTTCAATATTGGTCGTTCCATATCCATACTCATAAAATTAAAAACCTTTACCCAATTATAGGATAAAGGTTTTATAATATCAAATAATTAATTAAATTAAATTTGTCTCAAATCATCGTCACTAGTTGCTTCATCGTACATGAAAGTTTTAACTACCGAGATAATACTTTGTTCACATTGAGCAATTTTACTTTCCATCCAATCTTCCAATTGTTCACCTTCTTCCATGTTTTCCCACATAGCCATTGCTAATGTTGCTATCACATACAATTGCGACTTAGCCATATAAGACCCTTCTTTATGTTCTTCATTTACCTTTCTAAGCGCACCTACCAAACTTTCTAATTGTTTTTCAGATATAATAACTCGTCTCATTTTATTTGTTTATTTATAAATATCACCAAATAAAAAAAGAGGAAGACATTTAATCTTCCTCTGGGGCCGAGATCGGCATTTTCCACCACTCTGTTATACGATACAGAGAAACGTCATTACTTAATTTTCAGAATTATTTAATAAAATCTCACGTTTTCTATTTAACTTATCTTCAAGTGGCCAAATAACCTCGTAATGATAGGTATTCCAATATTTGTCAGGAGTTACCTTCATTAACTGATGTTCAAAATTACGAATTAATCTTTTGGCGGTAAATGTTTGTTCTCTTGTCTGACAAGATTCAACTACCTTTTCAATCCATTTTGATACGTCTCCGTAGTGTGTGATTCTATTTTCCATAGAACAAATATAATAAAAATTATTTGATATTCAAAAAAGTACCTGAACCACTTGTCATTGTTGTTGGGAGCTTGCCATCCCACGAATTTGCTTTAACATATTCAACATAAAGTGGTGTTAATTCTTGTTGTTTCAGTTTCATTGCCAGTGCCGCCGCCTTCGCATTAATAATAGTCTCAGCGGAGTCAGCTCTTGCAACTGCGATCTTTCTTTTACCATCCGCAATCGCCGCAAGTGCTTGTTGTTCAGAAGCTTCAGCTTGTTGGATTGATTTGGTTTTTGCGATGATAGCCTCTTGTAATGCTTCAGGTGGTGTAATATTTGTTCTCAACTGTGAAACGTTAAACCACTTTGCCAATCTTTGATTACATTCAACAACGATACTTGCTTCAAATGCTTGTCTGTGACCAAAAATACTATCCACCTCCCAAGTGTTTGATACGTCATTAACCGCTCCGATAATTGCATTCTTTAACCAACCTTGTTCAATATCTTTAACACCAAGTCGTAGATTAACAAACATATCGCCAATAGATTCAGGTTTTAATGAGTAGTTGAAACTTGGTTTAATTGTTGCAGAGAATCCACCTTTGGTAATTACAACTTGATCATCATACTCAATGTGTTGTTGATAAGTAGGGAATTCAAGTACCTGTCTGAACCATGTGTTATAAACAACCCAACCTGTGGTGTACTGATAATTTTGAACCCCTCTTTGGTCACCAGTAAGATTTACAATAACCCCTTTGTGTCCTGAATCAATTCGTTCAACCGCAAATGGTTGTACGATACCTAAGATAATACCCATAATAAAAATTACCAAGGGTTTAATAAGCCATGAAGCTTTAAGTTTTCTTTCTGTTCCACCCCATCTATCTTGGGTTTCTACATACATGTTGTCTTTTGTTGAAATAGCAACAAATAGTGCGATAAGTACCGCGGCAATAAAAATACTAAGTCCAATCATTTTTCTGTTTTTTTGTTATTGTTTAAAAATTTAAATGTTTCGTTCGCAACATAAGACAGGAAAACTACAACACCAACAAAACTTAAAAGTTGTAGATATCCATTTACATTTCTACTGATGACATAATCACCGAATAGTGTTAGGACTATAAATGATAATAGCCACAAGACAAATAATTTAAAGTATTTCATATCAGTTTAAATTTATTTAGTTACCAACGCCTCAACTTTACTTCTAACTTGGTCTACAATGCTTACCTCATCTAACGATGTCATCACGATTGAGTCACATAGGTATTTATAAGGAATATGAATCATAAAGTCAACTCCATTGAAAAATGTCAGGTCATTTTTTAGTTCAATACATCCATGAACCATTTTTAAGAATAGTTTGAATTGCGTAGGATCGATAAATGATTCATTAAGTAAATCACCAAATTTCTCACTTACAATCTTGATGTTATGTTTAAATCCGTTCATATAATTTATTTTAATCAAAATTAGATAAAATTTTACAATTTTCCAAGAGATTCAACAAAATTTACAACGTCAGAACTATTTTTAGTGATTTCAGTTTTAACGATGTAGAATTTAACTTCATTTTTTTCATTAACACTATAACTCAGTGTTACAACAACACCATTATTATGTTTAACTTCAATATTTGTACCTCTCAATGTTAGAGTCGCATTAAGTCGACCACCAAAAACATTTTGAGCTTCTTTCCAAGCGGTGTTTTTCTTATTTTGTTGATCCACCACTCTATTGTAAGAGTTCCAAGTGTCTTCAAAAATTTCAGTGATCTTGGCAACAACAGTTTTAGCGTTTTTAAAGTATTTTGAATCGTTCCAATCATAGGTATATTTCATTTTCAAACCATGATTTGTATTACTCCATCCATTTCTAGAACTAACTTTATGGTCTTCAACTGTAATAACGATATTTTTATCACATCCTTCAGGAAATTTACCGACAAAGTTAATTTTACAAAGGTTATAGCTGTATTCAATTTCATCAATCTTGATCCTATTACCTCGCTGACCAGCATAAACACCATGTGTGTCTGTTTTTTTTGTTTTAGTCAAAACAAAATCAGGAGAGTGTTTTTTTAGTTCGGCAAAATACTTCTCATAACCAGCTTCAATTCGATCTTGTTCATCACAATAAACTTTAACTTGACGTAAAGCATTATTTCTTGATTGTAAAACTTCTGATTTAAGAGATTCTTTGTCAAGTGTAGATGTCATATTGTAACCGTTTAGATTACAAATATAGAAAATTATTTTCTATCACCCAACACTTTTTTAATTATATCATAAATTTCATCTTGTTTGTCACCAAAAGGTAACTCATCATATGAAAAATAACCACATTCGGTATGTTCAGATCCATCCTTAGCATTTTCAAGATCCGGCATCAACTCTTTACCACTATTTTTATAATAGACATAAATCATTGTCCCTTTTTCCTTTGTTATGATATCGATTAATTTAATATCACCAGTTAATTTTATATTAGTCTCTTCAAAGAATTCACGTTTAGCACCATTAATAGGACTTTCATTCGAATGAACACTTCCCAAAGGAATTGACCATTCACCACCATACGCTTGTTTCTCGGCTCTTTTACACATCAATATCTTATTACCATATTGAATTATTGTACCAGCAACAACTTTAATTTTATCCTTAGCCATATATTTATCAGTATATGATTATAAGTATAGGGAAAAATAAATTCAAAGTAAAATCCATGATTTGTCGTAAAGACACAAGTTGCGGCATGATGGGTAAGAAATTTGATAAGAATTATAATGGAATGTTATTTCTCATGGATGATGGTGAACATTGTTTTTGGATGAAAAATTGCATAATCCCATTAGATATAATTTTTATAGATTCCAACGAAATTACTAAAATACATCACAATTGTAAACCATCTGATGATGACCAACCTGAAAATTTCTGTGGGAATGGTAATTTAATACTTGAGGTAAAAGCCGGAACATGTAAATCCCTTGGAATTAAAGAAGGTGATATAATTAAATTCTAAATCTATATTTAATTAAGAAAACAACGATCCTATTAACATGTCGATAGGGTCTTTTCCTGTCGCCTTTTTAAGTAATGATTGATCTTTTTTAGTAGTTGTAGATCCCGCAAATTGAGTTTCACCACCTGTGTTATTTATGTCATCGACATCTTGATTCCAAGCGTTAACAGCGTCATCAGTTTGATTAAACTCATTAATCTTAGAATTTAAATTAGGTACTTGGGTTTCAAGTTCGTTAGGTCCAACAAAATTTGCAATTCCTAAATAATCTAAAAGTCTCGCATACCATCTTGTTTTTCTCATAAGACCTCTAGTACCTCTGTTTCCCCACAATCTTGGTACTCCAGCCGCTAAACCACCTTTACCTTTGAAATCTCTAAATCCTCTAAAAGTCCCCGTTCTTTTAAGTAGTTGTTTTAATTCTATAGCTTCAGCTCTTGTTAGTGATCCCGCAACTCTCTTACCCGTAAGTTGGATTGCTCTTGCCTCAGATTTACCCATTGCAGATCCGGCATCTTTAAATAATTTAATATAATCATCAACCGCTCTAACAAATCCTTTACCGACAAAAGGAACTCTACCTATAAGACTTTTTAATGCATCCAATATTTTAGGTGCCCAAGAACTAACTTTAGTTAATAATCCTTTAAGTGGTCCACCTTCCTTGGCTATTTTAGCCATCTTAGCAGTGTCACCAGCAATTGATGCCGCTTTAAATGCTTTAGCACTAGACCCTCCCATTTTGAATAAACCTACTATTGGTTTTGCAACGGCATCTCCAACATATGGGAATACTGATATCCAAGATAACAATGCGAATAATTTATCACCTTGTCTCCAATAACTGATACCATTGATTAAATCAACAATACCTGTTGGATCAAAGATACCTACAATATCACCAATTAAATTATACCATTTAGATTCTTTAATTAATTTAGATTTTTCAGGATAGATCACCTTTAACATCTCAACAACAAAAACTTTATCTTCATCGTTAAGTTTATTCCATTTCTCTTCAAGTACACCCAAATATTCTTCGGTGTATATTTTCGTCATCTTTCTCTTTAACTGAGTTTCATTTAAAACGATACTACTCATATCTTCAATTTATTCTATAAATATTAGAATAAATAAAAAACCCCAAATTTAGTTTTGGGGATTTTCAAATTCTAATGTTTGTTGTCTTTTCTGATCGACAAAGGCTTGGACTCGTTCTGTTGCTATTTGTGTGTAATTTGGTGACAGTTCAATACCAATCCATCTTCTATCTAATATTTCGGCAGCAACCATACTTGTTCCTGATCCTGCAAATGGATCTAATATCACATCGTTCTTGTAAGACAATATCTTAATTGCTCTTGTTGGAATATCCATAGAAAAGGTCGCTTTGGTCAGTGATTTTGTATCTGCAAAGTATTTCCATTGACCAAACACAAGTTCCATAAAGTCCTTCTTATCCATTTCATCATAAACCATTTTAGTTCTTGTAGTTCCATCTTCATTTTGAATTTCTGTTGGTACTCCTGTCCATTGTGGTTCACCTTTAACCTTTTTAATGTGGTGTTTTTTATATGCCAAAATCACACATTCTTTTGGATTATATATGTAAGGACTTGATGGACTCATCCAAGATCCCCAAGCGGTTGTTCTACTTCTGTGTGGTGAATCTTCTTCTAGATCCACAATACCAAAGAATCCAAACCCTATTTCTTTCATAATCTGCCACATTTCAGAAACAAAGAAGATTCTACCACCCCTACTTTGTACATTTACTTCTAATGGAATATTAATAGCAACTCTTCCATCATCTTTAAGTAATCGGTAGGTTTCCATTAACCACTCTTTTGTCCAACCCCAATAATCATCCATAGATAAAGTATCAATGTGTATGTCGTAACTAATCCCAACATTATATGGTGGTGACGTTACAATTAAATCTACCGAACTTTCAGATAACGTTTTCATTACCTCAATACAATCTCCGTTTATTATTTTTCCAATATATTCTTCCATACCAAAATATAATTGAACTATTTTAATAAATCA